AAGCCACAGGCAGGTGGCACTGCTGGGGACAACCCCACCCTGGGCTACTGCCTGCCCCTCCAGTGGGTCATTGAGACCGCGGCCAGGTGGTCAGCATGACCTGGGCACAACTAGCCAACGTGGCCCTGGTGGGTGCCCTCATCATCCTGGGCAGCGCCCTCACCATGACCCTGACAGGCCTGGACAGGTGGCTGACTGACTACCGCCACAACCGCGCTAGGCAGCGCTTCCTGGACGGTGAATGGCAGTGAGTTACCTACCAGAGGACTACGAACCTGTAGAGGACCGCATCCGGGCCTTCTACTCAGACCACCCCCAGGGGCGCATCACCACTGACGTTATCAGCCTGGATGGGGACAGCGTGACGTTCCGGGCCAGCGTTTACCGGGACATAGACCCTGACCCCTCCCCTGCTGCCACTGGACATGCTCACGGCTTACTCACTAAGCCCAAGGCGGTCGAGTTCATTGAAACAGTCAGCATTGGCAGGGCACTGGCGAACCTGAATTACGCGAAGCAAGGCGCCAGGGCCTCCCAGGAGGAAATGCAGGCGTTCCAGGATGTGAAACAGCCGTCCTATCCCCCGCGTAACCCGGCCCGTAAGGAAGCCAGCAGGCCTGCCACAGAGAAGCAGGTGAAGTTTGCCCGGCTGCTCATAGACACAGTTGAGGAAGGCAGCCAAGTGGCAGCCCAAATCCTAGGCAGTGAGCCACTGGACCTGGCTGACAAAGCCACAGTCAGCGCCCTCATTGAGGACCTGAAAGCACGCAAGGAAGCAGCCGCAGAGAAGGTCACGCGCTCCAGCGGCCATGACGACTGGCACCTACAGGAGGCCCCCAGTGAATGAGCAAGACGCCCCCCTCATGCTGGCCCTGCAGGTCATTGGCGAGCAACAGAAAGAAATACGTGACCTAAACAGCAGCCTCTACCAGACAGAACAGAACCTGGCCAACCAGGAGCGCCTCACAGAGCAGGCACGCAGTTGGGCAGTCAGCCTGGAGTCTGACGTGGAGCAAGCGCGGGACGAGTTGCGCCAGGTAGCAGAGGACCTGCGCCTATGAAGCGCCTGAGCGCCCTAGTTGTCGCTGCCCTCCTGGTGTGGGGAAGCCCAGGAGTGGCAGCGGCTTCCAGTGACAAGCCCAACTACCGCAACCCCTGGAAGCCCACCAAGGTAGCCAGCAAAGTGCCAGACAGCCTCTACCAGGGCAAGTGGTACGTGCCCAGGCTGGAGCCATTCAGGAAGTGTGTCTACGCGCGCGAGAGTGGAGCCAACTTCAAGAGCGTTGGCCTGCAGTCAGGTGTAGCGCAGTGGACGCAGGCCACCTGGAACCACTACGTAGGCCTAGTCGACCCCTCCTATGTGGGGGTCAGGCCACACATGGCACCGCCTTACCTGCAGGAAAAAGTGTTCTGGAGGACCCTGAACAGGGGCAAAGGTAAGCACCACTGGTCCCCGCGGCACGCCCTCACCATTGGCGTAGTCATCAGAGGCTGCCCATGAAGGTAGGCAGCCTGTTCAGCGGGTATGGAGGCCTAGACCTAGCCGTAGGTGGTGACCTGGCCTGGTACTGCGAAGTGGAGCCAGCCGCGTGCAAAGTGCTGGAGGTCCACCACCCTGGCGTCCCCAACCTGGGGGACATAACCCAAGTCAACTGGAGTGACGTGCCCCCTGTGGACGTCATCACAGGTGGATACCCCTGCCAGCCATTCAGCACTGCAGGCCACCGGAAAGGCACCAATGATGAGCGACACCTTTGGCCCTACGTGCGGGAGGCCTTACGCCACCTACAGCCCCACACAGCGCTCCTGGAAAACGTCCGAGGCCACATCACTCTGGGCCTTGACTCTGTCATCTCTGACCTTGCCGGAATGGGGTGGTCTGCACGCTGGGGAGTTGTGCGAGCATCGGACGCCGGCGCGCCTCACCAGAGAGCCAGGGTATTCATCCTTGCCCACCCCAGTAGCAGACAACAGCCGGGGATTGCTGACCACTGGGGACTATCAGAGCCTGAGCAACGAGGTCATAACCCTTCCGACCCCCAGGGCCATAGCCATAGACCGGCTGTACCTACGGGAGGACAACCAGAGCAACCTGGAGGAAGTGATAGCCAGGCTGCCTGGCGTGACTGGCAAGCGTATTGGCCAGCAGTCCAGCGCTGGGAACACATCACAGGACGCCCTGCACCTGCTCCAGTTGTCACTACTCCCCGAGGCGAGCGCCTAAGCCCCTACTTTGTGGAATGGATGATGGGCCTGGAGCCTGGCTGGGTCACAGGCCACGGCTTGAGCGCCCCCCAAGAGTTGAAAATGCTGGGCAACGGTGTGGTCCCACAGCAGGCACGCCTAGCCCTGGACCTCCTGGTGGCAGCGTGAGCCTGACCAAAGCCCAAGAGGACCGCATCCGGGACCTAAGCACCTACACAAGCCGCCTGGCACATGTCCTAGGTGAAAGCCCTGTGGACGTCCTCGATGCCCTGGCTATGTGCAACCTGACCCTGACCCCTGACAAGCATGAAGTGGTCAATGACCACATGCAGGTCATCCAATGGGTGCCCTGGAAAGGGGTAGCCACCTAACCGTCGTTGCTGCCCACCCCGACGCTAACCAGGTGGGACCGGTCAAAAGAGTGACAGAAGCGCCACAGCCGGGTGGTGCCTGACCCCCGCGGCCAGGGGGAAGGAGTCGCATGACGGACCTGAGTGGCCCTGCGCCCCTCGGGCCTCAGTCATGCCCTGGGTTGGACCAATGGCTCTGGCATTTGGGGGGGGTCCCCAGGGGTGTGTCTTTGGGACAAAGTCAGCCTGTTTGTGTCGTTTGGGAACCTGGTGGGGTGGGCATACTTCTAAGGTAAGTGAGCAACCCCTAGCGGAAGGTAAGACTATGACCCTATTCACTCCTAAGGCCCACGATGGTCTGGTGCGGATACACATGGACCTGACTAAGCAGGACTGGGCAGCCTTTCAGTCCATTCCTGACCCCAGGCAGACCCCCAACCTCAATGCTGTCATTGTGACTGACCAATACACAGGCAGGAAGTTCATGGTGAGCAAGGCCCCCTGTGGCTTGCGCTGTTACTGTGATGCAGAGGTTGTGCGTGAGATAGAGGACTCCTAGACCCCCGCTAGGGAGACAGGCCCCTCATTGGCATTGAGCCAGTGGGGGGTCTTGTCTATTACCCTGGGGGGTATGACTGACCCAAGGGCCACTAGGGAGTGGCAGAGAGTCCGGGACAAGGCCAAGAAGGTCCTGCCCCTGGTGTGTTACAGGTGCCGGGGTGAAGTGGACCTGACCCTGCCTAGTAGTAACAGGATGCACGCCAACCTGGACCATAAGGTGCCTGTGAAGCACCTGGCAGAGGCTGGCATCAGCCCGTATGACCTGGAGAACCTGGCCTGGTCCCATGCAGAGTGCAATAAGCGCGCTGGAGCAAGACTGTCCCAGCAGGCCCCAGCCCCTAGGCAGCAGGCCCCTAAGACCCGGGAACACTTGCCTGTGGAGCCAGTATTGGAGGGCGCTGCGGCTCCCCCACGCATAGAGTCAGACCCCCACCCTGACGCTGTTGGCTCCTATGGCCTGGACGCTATTGAGTGGATAGAGAACAGTGGCCTGAGCGCGTACGGTGACCCCATCCGGCTACGCCCCTGGCAGCAGCGTGTCCTCTTGCGTGCCCTGGAGCATGATGAGGACGGGAACCTGGTGTGGCCCACAGTGGTCCTGACAGTGCCCCGGCAGCAGGGCAAGAGCATCATCCTGGCTGCGCTAGCCACATGGCGCATGGCCCAACCTGACCTGCTCGACCAGCCCCAGGCCCAAATCCTGTTCACCAGCAACAAGCGTGAGACAGCCAGCCTCATCCTCAACCACGCCCAACAGTGGGCCACTAACAGGCCAGAATGGGTAGCCAAATACGGTGCCGGCCGGGAGGCCCTGCAGAACACCAATGGCAGCACATGGCGCCTAGCCGCAGCCACCACAGGCGCCGGCACAGGCACAAGCAACCACATGGTCCTCATAGATGAGGCCTGGCAAATCAAGCGGCACGTGTACGACGATTACCTAGCCCCCACCATGTACGCCCGCCAGCAAGCCCAAGCATGGCTAGTCAGCACCGCGGGTGAGTCAGAGTCTGACCTGCTCATCCACTACCGAGACCAAGCCATAGCAGGCAGCAACATCCTCATCCTTGAATGGTCAGCGCACCCAGACCACAACCCCCACGAGGAAGCCACCTGGAGAGCCTGCACCCCCCACTGGGAACCCCACACCCTGAAATACCTGCGAGAGCAACACGCCAACCTGGACATAGAGGCGTGGCAAAGACAGTACCTCAACCTCTGGGTAGAAAGGGCTGAGCATTGGATACGCCCATTCAGCCAATGGCATGACCTACCCAGCACCCCAGACCCCATACCCACAGGCCTGCCCTCCTACATAGCCCTAGAGGCTGACTTTGATGGACTCCACCACGCGCTCGTCCACATCCACAAGACACCAGAAGGCCACCTACTCACCACCTACACAGAACACACCACCCTGGAGGACGCCATAGCAGACGCCGAGGAACGCAGGCAGACCCCCAACACACACCTGACCATCACCCCCACCTATGGCAACAGGACCAGCAGCCCAGCAGACCGCATGGTAGGCGCCCGAGAGATGACCACAGCACAGCAACACCTACAGGCAGCCATAAGGGCAGGCACCCTCCACCACCCCCACCACCCCACCCTCACCACAGCCATAAAGCGTTCACGCCTGTCCAAGACACAGCGCGGCTGGAGCCTGAGTGCCCCCCCAGGAGAGGGGGGTGTGCAACTAGCCCGCGCCCTGGCCTTCGCAGTGGACAGCGCAACACTTGCAACAAAACCAGCAGCAGTAGTCATCACTCGACCAAGAGCCAGTTAGCCACCACAACAAAACCACAAACAACACATGCAAGCGATTACAGCAACACAGGGCCTTTTTTGACCCGGCACGCCTACTCCCGCGCCCCCTCCTCCTAAAAAACCCCCAGGGGGCCTCACAGGGCCTCGGTGTGTCCCATTGACGCCAGGCATGTAAGCGGTTACATTCAGAGCGTGCCATTGTGGCCATTCAAGGCAGAGGCTTCTATTCAGCACACCCAAAACAGGTCCTTTCTGGATGGGCCTCAACCTTTCAGTGCCCATGTGAGTCCTGTGCCCCCGTCCTGGCCTGACCAGGTGGGCCTGAGCCTGACCGCGGCGCTGCGTATCCCAGCGTTCAAGCGCGGTGTGACTCTCATCAGCGGGACAGTGGCCCAGTTGCCCCTGACTGTGTACCGGGATGGGCGCCGCCTGGAGCCAGAGGACATTAGCCTGGAAGTGGGCCAACCTGAGCGCTTCACCCCGTACCAGGTGACCATGCAGCGGACAGTCATGGACCTAGTTGCCTACGGCAGGGCCTACTGGCGAGTGGTCGAGGTGTCGGCGCCTGACGACCTGGGCCGAGTATGGCCTGTGAACGTGCAGCACATCCACGCTGGCAACGTCAGTGATGAGGGCATGGATGAGCCAACAGTCCGGCTGGTGGAGGACGGGGACGTACGCAAGAGCAGCCGGAACGCCATTGGCACCAGGACTGGGGACGTCATTGAGTTCTACTCCCCTGCCGGCGCTGTCCTGGCCAACTGCACAACCATCCTGAACGGCGCCCTGAGCCTGGAGATTGCTGTGGGGCAGTACGCCAACGCCCCCATGCCCAGCATGGCCTTGAAGAACGAGGGCGCTGACCTGCCTACAGACCAGGTCCACGCGCTGCTGGACTCCTGGGAGGAAGCCCGACGCACCAGGGCCACCGCGTACCTGAGCAGCAGCGTGGAAGTGGAGACGTTTGGGTGGTCAGCCCGAGAGTTGCAAATGGTCGAGGCCAGGAATGAGTCAGCGGTGCAGGTGGCACGCGCCCTGAACCTGGACCCCTACTGGGTGGGCGCCAGCCTCCCGGGGACGTCAACCACGTACGCAAACAGGGTTGACATGCGGAGGGACCTGCTGGACCTGACGTGCGCTGTCTACATGAACACCATCGAGCAGCGCCTCACCATGCGCGACGTGACCCCCACCAAGTACCGAAACGTGGTCGAGTTCGACACCAGCAACTTCCTACGCCTCAACCTGCAGGACCGCGTCAACATTGTGACCCAACTGCAGCCCCTAGGCATCCTCACCGACGAGCAGGCCCAAAGCCTGCTGGCGTTCAACCCGTCCAACACTGCTGGAGGAATAGCATGACTGACCCCATCGAGCGCCGCGAGTTCCAGCCGGAGTTCCGAGAAGTCACTGACAACCCTGACCAGGTGGCTGAGTTGCATGGCCGGGCAGTCCCCTACGGGGTTGACACTGACCTGGGCGGCATCCGAGAGCAGTTTGCCGCTGACGCCTTTGAGGCTGACAAGGTCATTGGCACCCCCCTGGCCTACCGCCACGATGACGCTATTGGCCACATCACCGCGGCTGAGAACCGTGAGGACGGCCTGTACGTCACAGCCACTATTGCCAACACCACCCAAGGCCGAGACGTGGCCGCGCTCCTACGCGCAGGCAGCATCAAGGGCCTCAGTGTTGGCTTCCTGCCGCTGCAGTCTCGATGGAATGAAGCCCGCGACGCAGTGACCCGCATCCAGGCCGGCCTCCGAGAGTTGTCGGTCACCCCCTGGCCTGCCTACGCCACCGCTGGCGTAAGCACAATCCGAGAGGAGTCCCCCGTGGACAATGAAGTAACCCCCGAGGAGTCCACCCCAGCGGCTCCCAACATGGAAAACCTTGCTACCCGCGAGGAACTACGTGAGGTCCGTGACGAGATTGCAGCCCTCACCATCACTGAAAGGCAGGCAGCGCCTGTCAGCAACGAGGTTGTGGCCGAAGCGTTTCACGCTTTCTACAACGACCGTGAGCGCTACGACGTGGAGTACCGCGAGGTCCTGAACCGCGCATGGGCGTCCACCATCCTGACAGGCACAGCCAGCGATAACGCGCCATTCCCGTCCTCTGTGTCGGCTGAGATTGACCGCAAGCGCCCCACGTTCACCGCCATTGGTGCTGACCCGCTGGGCGCAACAGGCATGAAGTCTTACTGGATGACCCCAGGCGTCCTCCCCGTGGTGGGCGTGCAGGCCACTGAGAAAACCGAGGTTGCCAGCGTGGCTGCGTCCGGTGCCCTGGTTGAGGCCAGCGTTATCACCCTGGCTGGCGGTGCCGACCTGTCCATGCAGTTCGTTCAGCGGGCCGACGGATGGACCTACTCAGACTGGCTGCGTGAGTTGGGCATCCAGTACGCCCAACTGACCAACGAGAAAGTTCTCGAGACCCTGGCCACCACCACCGCTGACGCAGTGACCCTGGCTGATGCCAGCAGCGCCAGCGTGGGAGCCATGCTCGGCGCTGCAGCCTCCAGCATGGTCAAGGGCACTGCTGACACGCCCGACGTGATGGTCCTTGGACCCGACACCTACTTCCAGGTTGTCGCTGCAGCCGGTAACGGCTTCCCCCACGCAGGAGGCATTGTCGGCAACGGCAACGTTGTCTCAACAACCATGACGCAGTTTGGTCTGCAGGTTGTCTGTGACTCTCTCATTGACGAGAGCGCCGGCACCCTTGGCTACGTCATCAACCGCCGCATGGTGGGCCTTCGTGAGGCCGGGACCTTCCGCATGAGCAACGACGTTGCCAGCAAGGTTGGCCGCGACGAAAGCATCTACGGCTACATGGCGAGCGCCCTGCTTAATGACGCTGGCGTTGTGCCAATTTCAGCCGCGTCAGCACAGCGCAAGGCGTCCTAACACAACGCGACTGCCCCCCGGTCCACAGCCTCGGGCCGGGGGGCCTACCCCCAGGAGGACAACGTGGCCCTAGTAACAGGTGATGACCTGGCAACTGCCCTGGGCTACCCAACCCCCAACCAGGACCCCAACCTTGACGCGTGCGCTACAGCAGCCGAGGAAGTGCTGACACCCCTCCTGGCCACCCCTACCCCTGAAAACAACGCCACCAGGCACGCCGCGCTAGTGATTGCGGTTGACGTGTGGCAGTCCAGAACCGCCGCTGGAGGGCAACCAGTAGGCCTTGACTTCCAGCCAGGCCCCTACCAAATGGGCCGAAGCCTCACCACCCGCGTAGCAGGCCTCATAGCCCCCTACCGCGACATGGGAGCGCTGGCCCAATGAGCGCCCTAGCCACCACCTGCCGTGAGGAACTAGCGCAGGTCCTCAACCAACTGGAAGGCGTGCAGGCGTTCCCCATCACCCCACCTGTCCCCCCAGTGCCAGGCATTGTCATCCACCCAGACGACCCCTACCTGGACGTTGACCGCCTGGGCCACCGGCTCACCTACACAGTCAACCTGACAGTGACAGTGGTGACCCCAGCAACTGACATGACCAGCAGCATGAAAACAGCCGAGAGCGTTGTGGACCAGGTCCTAGGGCAACTGCCCAGCGGCTTCCTAGTTGGCCGCGTGAACGCTCCGCAACTAACAGACCTAGGCGCCCAAGGAAGCGCCTACACAACCGACATAGCCGTACAGGCGCATGTCACGACCCCCTCTGGAGGAAAATAATGGCCAGCATCATCACAGGGTCGGACTGCACCCTGACCATTGACAGCGTTGACTACTCCTGCACCATCAACGCGTACACACTGTCCTTTGACACCAGCGCCGCGGAGTACCAAACCCTGTGCGGACCTGTAGCAGGTAAGGGCACCGAGACAGGCACCCTAGACGTCACAGCAGCGTTTGACGCCGGTGAGGACGAAAGCCTGTTTGACGCGCTCTGGGCAGCCGCTGACAGCGGAGCCAACATCACTTACAGCGCTGTCCTTGGCTCCACCACATTCTCAGGGCAGGCAGTACCAGCGCGCCCAGACGTGAACGCCACCGCAGGTGAGGTCAGTGAGTTCTCATCCAGCATGGCCCTGAACGGTATTCCCACCAAAACAAACGCGTAACACACAACCCCTGGAGGCTGACCGTGAAGTTACAAATAACCATCACAACCGAAAACGACAAAACCCCGTACGAGATACGCATTGGGGACTGGATTGCCTGGGAGGAATGGAGTGGCGCAACACAGGCAGAGTTCGCTGACCGCGTCAGGCTGGCCGACATGGCCTACCTGGCCTGGAGCGCTGCCCGACGCACCAACCCCAACACCCCAGACAACCCACAAGCGTTTGCTGACACCATCCTGGACTGGGACTTTGAGGTGGGAGACAACGCGGACCCTATCCGGCCGGGAGCGTGACCATGGCCGCCATGCAGGTAGCCATAGCCAGCAGGCAGCCACTGTCCGAGGTGCGCTCCTGGTCAGTTCGGGAGTTAGCAACAGCGGTGGCGGTGCTTAGTGCCTAGAACCAGCGTTGTCAGGGTAGAAGGCATCAACCGCCTACTGCGTGCCTTCAACAAGTTTGGCAAGGAAGCCAACCAGGAGTTGAAAGCAGAAGCGCAACAGGTGGCTGACCGCATCATGGTCCCCGCGTACAAAAGCCGGGCACGCGCTGTCCCCACCTGGGGTGACTTCCTATCCCAGGACATACGCAGCAAGAAAGACCGCCTACCTGCTGTCAACATTGGCTACAGAACCCCGCGCCTACGCGGCGGGGCCAACCCCCTCATGCTGCGCTACCCCACCTACAGCGGCCAGCAGCGCGCCAGCACAGCACCTTTCCAGCAGACAATGTGGATAAAAAAGGCTGGCCGCGATTACAAACCGCAGGCCATGGAGGCCTACGCGGACGCAGTAGAGCGCGTGGTACGCAAATGGAATAGGGGGCCGTGATGCCACCCAACGGCAGAACACTCACTGTCTACCTAGCCGCTGACACCAAGAAAGCGCAGCAGCAACTAAGCGGCTTCCAGAAAACCATGAAAACCCTAGGCAAGGTGGGGGCAGTAGCCGCTGCAGCCGGGGTGGCTGTCCTGACCAAGAAACTGGTTGACCTGGGCCGAGAGAGCCTAGACCTGGCCAGCAACCTGGAGGAAGTCAACAACAAAATAAACGCTGTCTTCGGTGAGGAGTCAGCGCAGGACCTGGACGCGTGGGCCAAGAGCGCCGCGGACGCGTTCAACATGAGTGAAGTGGCAGCCAAGAAAGCAGCCGCTGACTATGCAGTGTTTGGCAAGGAAGCCGGCCTAGCCGGTGCGGACCTAACTGACTTCAGCAAAAACCTGGTCGAGTTGGCCGCTGACATGTCCTCATTCAATGACGTCAGCATGGACAGAAGCCTTGACGCGATTAGGTCAGCGTTGGCGGGCTCCAGTGAGCCAATGCTCCAGTTTGGTGTGAATACGCAGGTGGCAGCCCTGAAAGCGCAGGCCCTGAAAGACGGCCTGCTGGAGGAAGGGGAGGCCATTGACGCCACAAATAAAACACTCATTGTTTACAACCAACTAATGAAGAAAACCGTGGACCAGCAGGGCGACGTGGAACGCAGCGCTGGGAGCCTGGTCTACGCCCAAAACAAACTGGCAGCCAAGACAGAAAACCTGAAAACAGAGATAGGCACAGCCCTCCTACCAGCACTCACCACCCTGGCCACAGTGTTTGCCGAGGACGTCCTCCCAGCCATTGAAGCGTTCTGGCAGGAGATAGACGAGGACGTCATGGCCGCTATCACTCAGTTCAGCAACTGGCTGAAAGGTGAAGGCAGGCTGGCGCTGCAGAAGTTCCTTGACGGCATCCAGAATGACCTGCTGCCAGCCATGCGTGAGGCCGCTGGCTACATAGACGAGTCCATGACTATCTACAACGAGTTTGCTGGCAGCCTGTCTGCCATAGCCACTGCCCTAGGTGCCGGTAATGAGGAAGGCACTGTGCCCTGGATGACCCGCCTGGTGCAGGTGGTCATAAAACTGGACGAGTTACTAAACCCCATACGCCAGGTCCTGCCTGCCATCACTACAGCCTTCAACAATCTGGCTAAGGCAGCAGACAACCTGGAAGCCAAAATGCGCCGCACTGAGGCTGCCATTAGGGGTGTCATCAACGCTGCGGCTGGCCTGGTGGGCCTGGACGGCTTTGGTCAGGTGGGCGCCCCTGGTGGTGGCGGCTCCTGGTCACCCCGCAGCAGCACAGTCAACGTGACAGTCAACGCTGGCGTGGGTGACCCTGTGGAGATAGCCCGAACAGTGAAGCGCGTACTAGGTGACGCCAACGCCAACCTGGGGGTGGCCTGGTGACAACCTTCCAGTGGCAGGTCATCCTCGATGGGGAGGACATAACCCCCCTAGTCCTCGATGGTGAAAGCCGCATCCAGTTTGGGCGCCGCAGTGTGACAGACCCCGCCGCCCCCATTTACGGGACTGTCAGGATGCTGAGCAGTGACGTCAGCCCCAACCTGAGCGCTGACTACCCCGAGTTTGGTGTGGGTCCGCAGGGCCAGTGGGAGGACATTTACGTTGACGAATACTCAGGCGCCAGCAGCCGCATAACCCTGGGCAGCAGCGCCCAAATCATTGTGGGCACCGGTAGCGAGGCCGGTTGGGACAACATTTACGTTGACGATTACTACACAGGCACCACACACAAGCGCCTTACCGGCTACGTCAGCGCCATCGAGTACGACGCGCCCTACACCGTCACCCTGACCATTGCCAGCAAAGTGGAGTCCATGGCCCGGTACGAAATACCAGGCCCCTACCCCACTGAGACTGACTCAGACCGCATGACCCGCCTAGGGGTGGACACCATCCTGGAGGGCACCACCAGCACTGTCATTGATGACCCGGACGGCAGCGCTAACTGCTGGAAATGCGCCACCAAGGTTGCTGCCAGCACTGGGGGCCTGGTCTATTGCGACCGGGACAACCAGGTTGTCTACAGGCAGCCCCACAGTTACAGCCCCCGCGAGTTGTCCTGCCCGGACTGCGCTGTGCTTATTGGCCCATTCAAGATGACCACAAACCTGGGCAGCGTGCAGAACACCGCTGTAGTCACCTACGGCAACCCAAAGGCTGACACCACCAGCACCAACGAGGAAAGCGTTACCGCGTACGGTCCCCGCGAGATTAGAACCACCACAGTCCTGGCTGACCTGGAGGACGCGCAGCGCCTAGCGGATGAGGCTGTGGCGCTAGCCAACCAGCCAGGCTGGGCGCTACCTGACGTCCAAATAATGATGGGCCAGTTGACCCTGGCCGAGCAGGACGACATAGCCAACCTGAGCCTGGACGACCGCCTGAACATTGGCCCCCTCCTGGACGGCGCCCCCACGCAGAACGTGACCGCACGCATCCTCGGATACAGCGAAGTCATCAGCCGCAACGAGTGGACCATTGACTACCACCTAGCCCCCGACAATCAAGCAGCAGCCGCAGTGAGGAGCCAGTAGCCATGCCATACCAGGAAGGGGACACCAGCCCCCCACACGTTCAGGTCCATAACGAGGTGCGCGCTCAGGTCAGCGACCTGGCCGACCTTATGAGTGTCACAGTTGACCTGCCCCCTGTAGTTGGCCTTGGCGATAGCGGCCACGTCGACCATCACAATCAGTTCACGACCGCCATCAACAAAATTGCCGCGGAGGGCGCGGGCGACCCGTTACAGCCCGCGCAACTTAGTGGGTTTGCAATAAAGGGCGGGACACCAGCCAACAACTACGCCGCGTTCAGCACCAAGCAAATAGGCGGTCAGCGGGTCCAGGTTCATACGTTCACCGGTGACACCACGTACCAAACGCGGTCATTGTCGGAGGCCGACATAGAGGCCGAGGCCACCAAGCGCATGGTGGACACCGCCGACGTTCCGACGGTGCGGGTTATCTCCAAAGACCCGTGTGAGTTCACGTTTACGGTGGACAAGGTTGGAATACTTATTGGCGCGGTTATCGCGGCGGGTGGCGCTGGTGGCGTGAGTGGGTGGGGAAGTTATCAGCCGCAGGGCGCGCCGGGTGGCGCGGGTGGCGTCCTCCTGTCAAGCCTCAATAACCCTTGCGTGTTCCTGCCGTTTACCGGAACGTGGACGGTAAGCGTTGGCAGCCGATGCCCAGGTATGCTGAACTACGGCCTAAGCCTCGCGCAGAACACGACGCTGACGCACGACGCAACGGGTTACGTCATCACGGCGGTTGGCGGCGGTAGCGGCGGGTCGGCGGCGTCCGCTAGCGGCTATTCATTCCGCGCCGGGACCGGCGGCAGCGCAGGCGCGCCCCTATACGACTACGTAACAAGCGACCCCAACAGCGAACCAACTAAGCACATGCGCGGCGGGTGGGTGCCCGGTCAAGGACACGGCGCCGGACGCACCGAGGGTTACGCGCCACCCGGCGCAGGCGGCGCAGGCGGCCCCGGCTACGACGGCGGCACCATAGGAACAGCGGTCGGCGGTGACGGCGTGGACCTGTTTGCAGCGTTCACACTTGACGCTAACGACGCGCAAGGGCAAGCGTGGCGCAACCTATTCACCGACCCCGAAAACCCCGGTTACGTCGCCGGTGGCGGCACAGGACGCAAGGGCACAACCTCCGCACCCGTACCCGTATCTGAGCGCAGTAAGGGCGGCGGCGGTATGTCCACCGGCACAACCGACCGCGACGCGCTCAACCACACCGGTTCGGGAGGCGGCGCAGGCGCGGCGGGTGAAGTGGGCGGCAGCGGCGCGAACGGCGCCGTTCACATCGTGATGCCCATCTAAGCCATGAGAAACCGCGCAATGCTCATCCTGGCCTGGACCGTCCCACTGACGTTCGGGGTGCTAGCCGTCGGCGCCGTCGTGCGCGGGCAACCCCTAAGCGGTGAAGCGTGGGGCGCAATAGCAGCCATTCTCGGCGCCATTGTGGCAGGCACCTACACCGTCAGAAACAACAACGACAAAGGAGGCAAGGAATGAGTGACCCCAGGTATGACACACCAGAGGACAAGGAAGCCGAGGCCCTAGTGGACCTGGAGCCTGTCCCCTACGACGAGGGCAACGGCCCACAGGACGAGGAGGCCCCCAGTGAGTAACCGCGACGTCGACGGTGCCCTCAAATGGATGAGGGACCAAAGCAAAAACCCCACGCAGTCATGGAAAGCACTCTGCCAGTCCAGCGTGCGGCAGTCTTACAAAATGCCGGCATGGGCAGGTTCAGCCAACGACGCCTGGAAGGCAGTGGATAAGAAATACCGCCACACCTTTGATTACCGCGATAAGGAAGCCTGGGCAGCCATACCTGCCGGCGGCATAGTCTATTCAATAGGCACATCAAAGTATGGGCACGCCTGGCTGAGTGCAGGCAACATGCAGGGCTGGACAGTGGATTACGTCCGTTCTGGCAAAATTGACCTAGCCGACATACGGCTTCAGGGGTGGTCCAACATCCACAAGGGCACAGTGGGGTGGATTGACGGGTGCCAGTGGTATTCCGACAATAAACACAAGTTCAAGGGCCTCACAGAAGCCCTGTGGGACGGCCACACACCTGACCTGGATGTAGTGATGAAAGCAAACGAGGACCGCACGCTGGCCAGTTCAGCAGCATGGCGCCTGGCGTGCCGCCTGCATGACATGGGCTACTTCAAGGGCACACCTGTCCGCTATGAGCAGACCTACCCTGTGAAGGCCATGGAGAAATACAACGCCCAGCATGGCCCCAACATGCCTGACCCCAGCCAGTACGGCCCCAAAGCGCATGAGCGTATCTTTGGGAAGTAGTCCCCTGCGACACACCGAGGCCCCTGGCATCCTTGCGAACGTCAGGGGCCTCAGTTATTGTGCGGTCACCAAAACCTGCAGGCACTAGTCTAGTGATAATGCCGCGATTGCACATTATGTCCACGCGGTGAGTCTCTGACTAAGTTCCTGCCCCTACACGAAAGGGGAGGAAAGGCATGAAAGACCGCATAACAGGGCAAGCCAGGGCTGACACAGGCTTTGGCCCTCTAGCAGGCCGGACTGCTATTGAGGTCCTTGACCAGGGTGACAACAGCGTGGTCATCAGTTTCCGCTGTGGCCACACCCCTGTAGTTCTGGCCCTGGCTGGAGCCAACTACCACGCCTTTGTCAGGGCAGTCATTGACAAGGCCAGCCCTCAGTACCAGGAGAAGTTCAACGCCCGCCTGGACGCAGTGATTGAAGGCGCAGCATGAGCGCCTGGACCTGCTACCTGTGCAAAGCGGCTGGCCCTGGTGGCTCTGCTGAGTACCGCCGCCACTACCTGACCCACCATGCCAGCGACCTGAGTGACGAGTGGGTGAGCCGGTGATGGGCACTGCACCTAACTGGGACCTGGACCTGGCCTTTGGTGAGGCTGGTGAGGCCAGAGTGGCCAACATCCTGGGCCTCAATGGCAGCCGCGTGGAGGTCAAGACAGACCGCCTCTACACAGAGACGCACAGGGTATTTGTGGAAGTGGCCCAAATGCCCACAGGGCATGACCAGTTCAAGGACTCAGGCCTGCTCACCACACAGGCTGACTATTGGGTATTCAACGTGGGTGCCCTGGTCATCCTCCCAACTGACGTGCTGCGTGGCTGTGTGGCTACCCGCATGGCAGAGGGAGACAAGCCACAGGCAGGTGGCACTGCTGGGGACAACCCCACCCTGGGCTACTGCCTGCCCCTTCAGTGGGTCATTGAGACTGCGGCCAGGTGGTCAGCATGACCTGGGCACAACTAGCCAACGTGGCCCTGGTGGGTGCCCTCATCATCCTGGGCAGCGCCCTCACCATGACCCTGACAGGCCTGGACAGGTGGCTGACTGACTACC